CTGGCAAATCAAAACGTGGATGGAACTACCGTCCAGAAGCACTGCAGGCCATTGTAGGAGAAGTCATGTCACAAGGCCTTCCTGGATTCCTCGGCCACCAAAGGCCTGAGGATGTAGATCATCAATTTCCCACACCAGTAACACACTGGGTGGGAGCTAAATGGGACCCAGTAACTAAGAAAGCGTATTTCAGGGGTGTGATTGATAAAGCAGCCTCAGACCTGAAACGGTGGATAAAGGCAAATGTTGTCCGTACCGTAAGCATATTCGGGATACCCAAACTTCAGCAAGCAGCTGGAGAAACACAGGTAGTTGATTATCAACCTTTATCCATTGACTGGACACCGCTTGGCAGGGCAGGAATGCCTACAGCGGTAGTGGCTGTTGGCGAAATGGATGAAATTATAAACAATAATGGAGGTGTAAAAATGAATTGGAAAGAATTAATCGCACAACTAAAACAGATGCTGACAAATAAAGACGTGACTTTGAGTCAGATAGTAGGCGAAATGGGCTTTACGACTCAGGAGTTAGCCGGTGAAATGAAAGAGATTAAAGAAGCCTTGGAGGCCAAAGAGACACTGAGCAAAGTGAGGGAAGCTTTGGGAGTATCTGGGGAAATGGACATAATCAAGGTAGTAGAAGAAGCCAAAAAAGCTTTGGATGAAAAAGCAAAGGCAGAACACGAAAGACTCATCGATGAGGTCATCAAGGAAAAAGTTGCCGGTGAAATGGCTCAGGGACTTATAAAGAAGATGCTACGTGTTCCTGATAATGCAACAAAAGAACAGATAGCCGGAGAAATAGACGCATTACTTAAAGATGAGGCCCTGAAAGATGCGTTTAGTAAACTGTACATTGACAAGCCGGCAGGCATAGGCACGGGAAGTGGTGGTTCCAGCCCCAACAGTCTGCTTAGAACAAGGAAGGTGGCTATATGAGCATAGTTAGATTTAATCCCAAGTCTCAAACTTATGTGAGCCAGAAGAGCGATGGGACCTTTGCACCAAAAGCAGTGTCTCATCAAGGGATAATCTCAAATAGGCCTCCGCAGAAGGCAGGGCCACAAATATTATCACAACATCAAACAACCGCTAATCAGGCGGTTAAAATTTTACCTTAAAGGAGGTATAAGGCATGGGAAGGAAGGTAAGTGATGGACTTTCTGTTAAAGTAACGGTGCCCGAAAATACCGTAATAGAGCAGGGTAAATTCTACGAACTGGACGGCTTTTTCGGTTTGGCAGTCCAATCTGTAACTACTGGCACAGGTCAAACTGCTCAGGTAGTGCTCAATATAGAGCAGGCCGAATATGAAACATCACAGATTACGCCTACTGATGCCTTTAACAAGGGCGATAAAGTCTACTGGAATGCAACAACAAAACTCCTTACTACACAAGCTAATCCTGATGTCAACGGTAATCCACAGAATAGACTGGTAGGCAGGGTTACTGCCGCTAAAGATGCAAACAACGTAATATGGTTTATACTTGGACCGCAGGTTCAAGCACATGCTTAATGGAGGTGGGATGAATGAAAATAATTAGCATTGAAACCTTAAAAGAAGAAAGACGCAAAAAGACTATTGAGGAAAAGATACCATATGTCATCAATGGTGAAATGAAAATTGTAACCAAGAAAATGGTTAACGGCGAGATGGAGGTATTAGAATTCTCTAAGCCTATTGGCGAGATGCTCACTACACCAGCTGGGCTTGACAGCATAGTGCAGAAGACAGTCATTGATTTAGAGCTTGGCCGTGAGGCGGTGCCTCTACTTTATGGGCCTATATACCGCAGAATTGAGGACCCAAATTTTACAGAGTATGTTGATATTACACCATTTACTTATGCCCAAGTAGTGTTCCTTGAGCATATGGAACTTGAGGAAGTCAAATTTGGTTCCAGAAAGGTAGGACCTAAAGATACAGTACCTATCATAACCTATGCTGCAGGTTTACAATGGACCGAGGATATGATTGAGTATGATAAGACATGGCAAATAACTGAAGCAAACAGAGCAATGGGTGAAGCTTATAATGCACTGCTGAATCATATCCATTTGTATCCTATATTGAGTTACAATTATCCGGCTAAAAACAAAACTGCGGCTGATACGACCGGCGCAACTTTACTGGAGAGACTCCGCAATACAATCAAAGCAGGATTGATCCATGCTAGCCAGGATAAAAATACGGACACTGGAGCACCTAGGAGACCTACGGTGTTATTGGCTCACAGCTCCCGCAGGTGGGATATAGAGGAATGTCTACAGAGGATGCAGATTGGCGGGACCGTGTATCCAGCTATTAGCCAGATAGATACTCTCATATTTTATGATGGATGGAGCACGGTTGTAGGTGAAAAGACTTACGAGTATCCTGGTGTAGATCCAAACAAAGCATATCTCATTGAACCGCAAAAATATTTCCGAGAACTCGTAAAGCATGACCTACGTATAGACGCCAGCGGTGCGGATTTAACCAGACTTATCGAAAATGCTATTGTAGCCAGAGCACGTCGTGGCGTAGTTGCCTCTCCGGCAAATGCTGTAGAGGAACTAACTCTTCCAAGCTAAAGAAGGTGAAATAAATGGCTAGATGCAAAGATTGCGTCTGGTATCCGTGGGTACCAGACGCTGATGTTTCTATGCTACCAGCAGTAAAATGCCACCCGGATTTACCAGCTAGAAGATGGGCAATAGAATCTATCTCACTTGAACATAACTGCCCTAAATATAAGGCGGTGATAAAAGATGATACCGACACCGGAATTGAGAACAAAATTGAGGAAGCTTCTCGACGAAAGAATACCAGAAGGCGGAAGTGATGCAGATACCCGCTTTCTTGATGCGGATATAGACGAACTACTAATTGATGCTGCAAATATCTACGAAGCCGCTGCCGCTGGGTGGACGCTCAAAGCTGGAATGTTTCAACGAGAACTCGGGCAGATTGAAAGTTATGCAGTAGGGCAGGAACGTTATGACCTGCGGAAACTGCAGGAAATGATAGATTATGCACTGAAAATGGCCGAGACTTATGGCCGCATGGCCGCCAGCAGCATGGGGAGCATGATATTGAGACTAACGCCGCCGGAGGTGTTGTAAAATGGATTTAGTGACACTCCGGCGGCAGCATATATCCTGGGCAATTCAGCAGAATCCGGTGACGATAACCATCCAGCGAACCGAGAAAAAGGACGTGGGTGGTTATTTTGATGAAGTAAAAAGTACAAAAGGCCCTTTTATAGTTAGAATTTTTACGGAAGGAAATAGAGTACCGGTTGATGTTTCAACATTAGCAGGAACAAAGCAAATAGATAAAGGCTGGGGCCTATTGGCTGATTATAATGCCGACATAAAAGCGGGCCCTAATGTGCTAGATGAATTTGATACACCAGCAGGGCATTTCATCATTAAAGCAGTTTATCCACAGTATTTACAAGGTGAGCTTGTTGGCTATCAAGCTGATTTAGAGAAGGTGAGTTAAATGGCGCTAGGCGACCAGACAAGAGAATTTATTGAAAGGAAGAAAGCTGGGCTCTATACTCTCCTTGATGACTGGGCCGGGCAATTAGAAAACTATGCTAAAACCCATGCTCCCTGGACGGATAGAACAGGACATGCCAGACAAGGCTTGCATGCTGGAGTGGATGTACGGGGAGAACAATTGGTGCTTTATCTCTCCCATGGTGTTGAATATGGTCGATATCTGGAAGAAGGGACAGGAAAATACGGACCAAAGGGCAAGCCTTTCATGATAAAACCTGTTAACAAGAAAGCATTATACTGGGAAGGCGCTGAACATCCTGTTAAAAAAGTTACACATCCTGGTATGAAAGCCAGAGCAATAATAGGTCCGACCGTGGATACTCACTTATCGCGCATTCGTAAAACAGTGATTGATTACTGGAGTGATTAAACATGAGAGCTACTATAAGACAATTGCTAATTGATGGCGTATCACAGGTCCAGGGGCGTGTTTATGAGCCTCAGGCAGCTGGAGTAAATACACAAAAGCCGTTTTTAGTGCTTAGAGAAGGCGCGCAAGATCCAGAGGCAGACTGGGCAGCATTTTCTACAATTGTCGAGGTATGGCCTTACGTTCAACGGACTACTTTTCAGCAGGTAGACGCAATTGCTAACGCGGTTATCAATACATTACACCGAACACGATTTTCAGAAGCGGGAGAGCAATATCTTGCCGACTACATTGGCACTACCGGCCAGGACTTCGTCGATGAGGAATGGGATGCTATCACTCGTGGTCTACGCTTCCGGGTTTTTGCTTTAGGTTGGCTTGATGGTCTTACATTTGATCCGGATCCAGTAACAGCTCTGCGAAACTGGACAATAATGACCTTTCCGGAAGTGCATACGGACCCTGCAACATGGTCTCCCACTGATACTGCTCCGGGAATTTATTGGCGATTAGTGCGAATAGCACCTGTACAGATTACGGCAGCGGTGAACTGGCTCGAAGCGCAAATAGCAGGACATATTCTAGCGCCCAATGCAGCAGTAAGGCTTACCTGGGTGCGAAAACTTACAGAAGGACTGGTGAAACAGCGCAGGCTTATAATGGCGGATGGTGGCCCATTCGAGTTTATGAAAATCTCCGCTGATAGTGAGGCTGATCCTATGCGAAAAGGGCAAATACAGTTAACAACCCGATTTGGAGTATTGCAACCTACTGCTCAAGCTGAGGTTTTGGGCAGAGCTGTTGTTGGCGGTGCAGTTGCTGGGGAGGTGAGATAATTGGCTAAGGAAAAAGCCGTTTCTGTTGAACAAGTGCAGGAACAAGAGCCTGTTTACAGCCGCGACGAACTTATTGCAGCGGCTTCTTCTTTCGGTGTGAGATCGGAAGTAGTGGCCGGGGCCTTGCGGCTGGCCGGCAAGGACAGCATGACAAGGGCGGAGGCCGAGAAGGCGATTAAAGCATTCCTTGAAAGGAAGGTGTGATGGATAAATGGCAGGCATAGTTTTTCAAACAGGTGAACAAAAAATAAGACCTGGCGTTTATGTTCGTGTGACTAATATTGGTGAACCGCAAGAGGCAATAATTCCACAGGGCATTGTTGCAGCACTGTTTCGTGCTTCCTGGGGACATCTGGGACAGGTAACTTATCTTGAGAACGCTGATGCGGTTACTGCTACCTTTGGAAATAGCGGTACTGTTGACACCGCCCTTGAAGCATTTCGTGGTGGCTGCCGTAGAGTTGTGGGCTACCGTTTGGGTAGCGGTGGAGCCAAGGCTACCATAACTCTAAAAGATACTGCGTCTACTCCGACGGATGTAGTAACTATAACTGCAAAATATGAGGGAATACGTGGCAACGATTTTAAGGTTACCGTGAGGGATTCTCTTACAGATACAAACAAGAGAGAACTTTTACTTTACGAGGGGACAACTTTACTACAGACGATTACTTTTGCAAAAGGAACAAATGAGACACAGGCGCTTGTCGATGCTGTGAACGCTTCTAACAGCCCATACATCACTGCCACAAAGCTGGCAGATGGTAATGGCACTTTAGCTGTTGTAACTCAGCAGGCGCTAACCGGCGGCCAGGACCCGACTGTGGATGGCGCAAGTTACAGCGCTGGGCTTACAGCAATTGAAGCAATAGATTGGAATGTACTAGCGGTGGATAGCGAAGACCCGGCTACACATGTTATGGTGCAGACCTACATCGACCGGGTGCGCAATGAGGGGAAGAGGGTCATAGCCGTTGTAGGCGAACCGACCAAAGTACCATTTGACACTAGACTTGCCAATGCCAGAGCCTTCAACGACCCGGCTATTGTCTATGTGGCTAACGGGTTTAAAGGCAGTGATGGTGTAATAAGAGAAGGATACAAGGCAGCCGCTAGAGTTGCGGGTATGATTGCGGCGGCCAACATCACCGAATCACTCACCCATGCTGTGGTGAAGGGTGCTACAGAACTCGTCGGTGCACTTACCAATGCCGAAATCGAGCAAGCCATTCAGTCTGGCGCTTTGGTGTACACCATGTCGGCCCAAAAAATGGTTCAGATCGAGTATGGGATTAACACTTTCGTGGTGCCTACCGCAGATATGGATATGGGTTGGCGGAAAATCCGACGTGTCAGAACCAGGGATAACTTAATGGATAGAATTGCAGCTACGTGGGAGCCGTTAGTTGGTAAGGTTACTAATAGCCCAGATGGCCGTGCAACCCTGATCGCAGCTGCTCAGGGTATTATTAACAAGATGATAGCAGAGGGAGCGTTGCTAGGCGGTAGCATTTGGGAAGACCCGAATAATCCTCCTGCGAGAGATTCGGCGTGGTTTGTTGTGGCAGTCGATGACCTTGATAGCCTTGAGAAGATATATATCACGTTCCAATTCCGCTTTGCTCCGCCTTTAGTTCAGGGTTAGTAATTGGAGTGATTTGCATGGCCAAGAGAGGTTCGCCGGAGTGGCGTAGGAAGATTTCTGAAGCACGTAAAGGCAAAGGCGTAGGACGTAAACTTACGGATGACCACCTTAAGAAACTTATCGAATTACGCAAGGGGCATAAGGCCAACGAAGAAACTCGACGCAAAATAAGTGAAGCTGTTCGTAGGCTTTGGCAAGATGAGGAGTACCGCGCATCGGTACTCGAAGCCCGCAAGCCTTGGTATCAGTCAGAAGAGTTACGTAAAAAGATGCGTGAAGTGAACAAGGGTAAGCGCCAACCAGATTCAGTTCGCAAGAAAATTAGTCAGGCGTTAAAAGGAAAACCGACATGGAATAAAGACAAAAGACTCAGTGAAGAACACCGCGAGAAAATAAGTAATGGGCTGAAGCGTTATCTCGACATGCTTTCGCCTGAAGAAAGAACCGAATGGGCTAAGCGCATAGTAGGCGCTACGGCTGGCACTTCAATTGAGCGAGCTGTGTGGGAAATCCTTGATGCCTTGGGCGTTGAATATGAAACCCAAAAACGGATTGGCCCTTACTTCGTAGATATCTATGTTTCTTTGAAGAACTTAGTAATAGAGTGTGACGGCGAGTGGTGGCATTCGCAACCGGAAGCTATTCGACGCGACAAGGCCAAGGACACGTATCTGAAGAAGCGAGGCTACTATGTGCTTCGGTTACCCGAACGGGTCATCCGAGGCGGCGAAGCTAGCCAAGTATTAGAAGATGTTTTGTTTGGAGGTGTAGTAAATGGCTGATGGAAGATATATTTTTAGGGATTGCGTCCCTGATGGGAATATTGATATAGCTAACGTGAAAACCGGCGAAGTAATAACCCGTGCATGGTTCTTCAGGGTTAACCAACCGCCTGAACTGCAGCAGTTGCTTGATTCCGGCACCTTCGACCCGCGCAATATCCTGCGCGGCTACGACGGCGAGCTTTACGACGGCGACGGCAACTTCCTCGCCGAAGTCAATGAGTGGCAGGCGCAGATTAATTTTGATAACTCGGACTATCAGCCTGCCGGTAAGAAGATTAAGTGGGCTATCCAGCAGGCTTATAGTGTAACTCTTACGTTCACTGAAACAGTTATAAAAGATGCAAGATTGTTGCAAAAAGTTGTAGCAGCACTTAAAGACGGAGAACCCGATGCTGTTCTTAACTTCATGGGCATATTACGAGGGCATAACGAATGATGGAGGGGTAAAATATGGGCGAGGCTAAAAAAAATGAACTTTTAGCTAATGAAGATATAATTTTAAGAGATATTGCTGGTGTTTTAGAAGCAATGGAGACTATAGTACAGTATGAGGTTTTTGAAGTAATAAGAGATGGTAAAAAATTATTTTCTTTTAGAGTAAGAGGACTTGATGATGAGGAATTTGAAAAGTGCAGAGACCAAGCAACAAAAGTTGCAAAAGATAGAAGATTGGGTGCTATAGCTATACCTAAGGAATTTAATACCGCTAAGTTTAACTCATTAGTTATTTATACCGCAACACATCCTGAAGATAGAAAAGCAATATGGGATAATAAAGAACTGTGGAATAAAGCAAATGTAGTAGCTGGGTGGCAGGTAATAGATAAAGTTTTAAAAAGAGGAGAAAAAGAAAAAGTAATAGAACTTATCGAAAAGCTTAGCGGATATACAGATGAAGAGAACGACGATTCAATTGAAACACTAAAAAACTCATAAAAGCAGGAGGGAAAGCTACCCTCCTGCATTATATCTTTCAAGAGACTGGTATTACTCCAGATGAGTTTTATAGAAAGCCAAAGAAGGTACAGGATTTTGTGTTAGCATCTATGATTGTTCGATTAGAAGCGGAGAAAGAACAGTGTAACGAGATAGAGAGGAGGGCACAAGATGGCAGAACATGAAGTATATCGTATAGAAATACCTATTATTGTAGAAGACCAAAGCGAAGCTCCTATAGCACGAGCTAGAGAGCGAATAAATCATTTTGAGACAGAAGCAAGAAGACGTAATGAAATGATACGTAAACACTTTCAGAGTATTGTTAGCCTCAAAATTGAACCAGTAATGAAGATTAAAGACCAGCTTACAGAAAGTGTGTTGAAAGCTGATAGATTAATAAAAAAGTTAAGCGTTGAACAAGCTTCTCCTCTTATTACTGTTCAAGATAGAGTTTCTGCTGTTGTAACAAGAGTAAATGCCATCTTGGATGCCCTCAATAAAGGTAAAGTAGATGTTGTCGCTGAAATGAAAGGACCTTTGTTGGATGAAATAGTAAAAGCAAAATCTGCACTTTCTGGTTTAGATAATGTAAGAGCAGGGCCTATAGCCGAATTAAGAGGAGAACTTTTTGAACAGCTCAGTAAGGCAATGTCAGAATTGAGAAACATAGATAGTATAAAAGCTGAACCTCAGGTTACTTTACGTGAGCGGGTAGTAACTAAAACAAAAGAAATAGCATCTGTATTAAGAAGCATAACATCTAAAACTTGGACAGTTGTATTAGATGCAAAAGATAAAGTGACAAATGTATTAAGACGTATAATAAGCGCTGTTACCAGTCCTCTCGCCCTCCTTGGCGCTGGAGCTGGGGCTACTGCAGCTGTAACTTTTCCTTTGAAATTAGCAGCAGATTTTGAGCAAGCCCAAATGTCTTTAGATTTTTATTTAGGGAGTGCAGAAAAAGGCAAAAAAGCTTTTGAAGATTTAGTAGAGTTTGCAGCTAAAACTCCTTTTGAATTTCCTTTTTTGCAACAATCGATGATAATGTTAATGGGTGCTGGGTATTCATATGACAAAGCCAAAAGAGCATTAATAGCTTTTGGAGATGCTGCTGGACGTACTGGTGCAGGAATGTCTGGAATAGAAAATGCTATGATTGGTTTTACACAAATTGCTTCTGCAGGTACACTCAATTTGCAGGATTTAAAACAAGTAGCACTAAACCTTAGAGTGCCTCTCAATATATTTGCTAAAGAATTAGGAGTAGCTGAAAGTGAACTTGGTGACATAGGGAAAAAAGGAATTCCTGCACAAAAAGCAATGGAAGCAATAGTACGTACTTTAGAAAAACGTTTTGGCGGTGGTATGCAACAACTTTCAGAAAGTTTAAGTGGTTTAATGTCAACGCTGAAAGATACTGCTCGACTGGCTGTATATAGTTTTGGGAAAGGTATGGGGGGACCAGTAAAAAGAATTTTGCTAGATTTAGTAGATGCAACAGACTATTCAAGTGCAAGATTTCAAGAATTTCAGAGGAAACTTGAAGATGCAGGTCGACGCGTGGGAGAAAAATTTGAATACCTTTATCAATCAGCTAAAAAATTTTTTGATGAATTAACTATGCGAAAGGATTGGCAGCAAGCGGATTGGGGTGGAAAATTAGGAATTTTAATTGATAAAGCGGCTAAAATAGTAATACCCAAAATGGTTAAGTTAGGTGCTGATTTAGGAATAGCTCTTGGCGAAAATCTTGTTAATGCTCTTGCAAATGCTATTTTAGATAATCCTATAGCGGCTGTGGTATTTGGTATTTTAGCAGGGATTTATACTCCAGGACCTATTCAGTTAAAAGTTGCTATAGCAGTAGGAATTATAGTTGCACCTTGGATAAAAAAATTGCTGGAATGGATTGTTGGCGGTGCTCAAGCTATTGCACGTAAAATTCCAGGAACAGAAGCTTACGTTGAAGCAAAAGTAAGGGAAACTAGTAAAATGTTTGAAAAATTTGAGCAAACCAAAAAAACAATACCAGCCAATGAGCCAATTTTTAAAGGAACTGCAATTGAAGCTCCAAAGCATGCAGCAGGAGGTATATTTACACAACCTCACTTGGCATTGGTAGCTGAAGCAGGTCCAGAAGCTATAATACCATTGTCGGGATATAGAAGCAGAGCAATGAATTTGTGGTTAGAAACCGGCAGGCAGCTTGGGATATATCCTCGTGAAAGCACCTCTTTTGGCACACAAAACAAAGAGTATTCTTCTTTTTCTACATCTACAACAAATTTCAATCCGGTGATAAACGTATATGTTAACAATACAAAAGCAGATCCTGAAGAGATTGCTGAAGCTATTGCAACAAAAATAGAAAAAATATATAGCAATAGTTTGCGCAAAAAATAAAGGAATTTATTTAAATTTGTCGTATATTTATTACTGACTACATTTTGAATGGGGGAAGTAGATGTGTTTAGAAATGCTTATATAATTGGTTTAATTGGCTCTATTGTCGGCTTGTTATTTAGTGCTTTTTTAATTACATTTCTAATGGACGACACTTTTATTGCTGACGTATTGTCATTGTTGGGATTTATAGCTTCTTTAATTGCAGTTTTAAATATTCCTAAAGCACCACGAACTGTAGGCAAACTTTTAATCGTCTTTGGCATAATTTCAGGCTTGTTTTCACCGGATTTTACAGCAGTAGGACTGGTTGCAGGGATTTTAGTTGGTATTAGTGGAGTTTTGGTGCTCAAGGAAACAAAGAAACATAATGCGGCCGAAATTGAAACGAATTCCTCGCTTAAATCCTTGTTTAAATATTGGTGGGAGGCAAATAAAAAAGAGTGACACAAAGACAAACGGTAAAATGTCAAGGGGGTAATTAAAAAATTTTTGAGGCATTTAAAGGGCAAAAAGACAAAAAAATACCCTTCTTCCAACATGCCAATAAATGGAATTGGAAGTTCCAAAATAGA